CACTAGCAAGAAGCGGTGCCAACAAAGCAGTGCTTGACACATTGGTATGGCGTGTTCAAGAGTTGGAAAAGCACAAAGAAAAACAAACTGCCAATGTTGGGAAGAAATAATCATGGCCGATATTAAAAAAGACGAAGATTGGATGCAAAAAAGATGGCGTCCTGCCATGGGTTGGATGTATATGATTGTTTGTATGATGGACATGGTTATATTTCCTATTTTGTGGAGCATACTACAAGCATTAAATCACGGCCAAGTCAACAATCAATGGCAACCATTAACACTACAAGGTGCAGGATTATTTCATCTTGCTATGGGTGCAGTTCTTGGTATTGCTGCTTTTGGTAGAACACAAGAGAAGGTGGCTGGTACTGCTGCAAACAATATGCAGACACCCGCACCCGTATCAAGTTTTGTTGCACCAACACCTACGCCAATGCCAACAACCATGAGTGGAAAGTTTGCTCCACCACCGGCATCACAACCTGAACTATAAGGAATCAAAATGAAAAAATTATGTTTATCTCTATTGATGTTTTTTAGTGGTTTAACTTTTGCACAAACCACTCCTACGATTGCCTTGTGTGATGGTGATTATGCTCTTTGTGCAGCTTCTACTTGTAGACTTACAGGTAATAAAATTCAAACTAATGATGGAAAATCTTGGCCAGAAGTTATTTGTACCTGTCCTATTCTAAAAGGTAAAGCAATTGCAGATTTGACTGGTGGTAATATGAAAGGTTCTTGTGCTGCTCCAACAGGTCAAGTATGGAGTTTATTTGCACCAAAAGTATATTATCCACAAGAAGCTAGTAACTTTGTAACTACTCCAAAATCTGCAACTAGAGCATCAGTTCAAGCTTGCTCTGGACAATTTGCACAGGGGTCAACAAATTGCTGGAGTATGATTTGCACAATTGGAAAAACAATTAATGGTTCACCTACTGCTGAGTGTAAGTGTCCTATTGGTCAAATTCAACACGGCACCGAGTTCTTAACAGAAGCTGGTCAAAGCAATCAATCTGCTTGCACCGAACATCCTGTTGCAGCACCTGACTTTTTATCATCATCATTATTGGAAAAACTTGATAAACCTGAAAATGATGAAAGTTTAATAAGAGAAATTGTAAAGAAAAGAAATAAAAAATGAAATCATTAATCTTAGCCCTAACATTAGTATTTGCATTACCAACCTTTGCATCCGAAACAAAAAAAGTTTGTGTTAAAGATTCTAAAGGTAAAGAAACTTGCAAAACAATTAAGGTGCATAAAAAATTAGAAGGTACGAAAGTACCAGAAAAAAAGTAAATGGCAGACAAATCACAAGAATGTGTTGATGTTTTAATAGACGTTGGCATATTAAAGACCCAAGTGTTGACATTATCAGCACTTTGTAATAAAATGGACCAAGTCATCGAAAAACTTGTGGACCAACACGACCGACATTTATCAAAGGTGTATGAATCAATGGACAGTCAAAGAAAAGAAAAAGATGATGATATTGCCGAAATACATCAAAGGGTGGATATGGTATTGGATAAAGTGCAACAATCCGAAAATCGTATTATGGCAGAAATTAAAGATTTGAAAGAAACCATGGCTAACCATGTGGATTCATCCAAATCACAATATGAGAAATTAAATCAATGGAAGTGGTCAATTGCCGGTGGTATTATTGTCATAACATGGTTGATTTCTCACTCAAGTTTTGATACAATACTGAAAGCATTGCGTTAAATAATTTTTTTATAATTGGTATATAATGAGTATTTTTATTGATAGGCAGTTTTTGCTTAGGATTTCTCCTAAGCTTCAACGATTTACACAGAAAAAGGATGACCTGTATAATTTCAGGTGTCCTCTCTGTGGAGATTCACAAAAAAATAAAACAAAATGTCGTGGATATGTTTATCGCAAAAAGAATGACTATTTCTATATGTGTCATAATTGTGGTGCTGGAACAAATTTCTATAATTTCCTAGAAAAAGTTGATCCAACTTTAATTAAAGAATATTCTTTAGAAAGATATAAGAATGGAGATAACAACAGAAGCAACCACATCGAACCAGATTTTCAGGAGTGTAAGCAAGAAGCGCCCAAGTTTAAGAAAGCCTTGGAACTTCCATCACTTGACTCTTTACCAGAGGCGCATTTTGCTAAGAAGTATGTTCAACAAAGAAGGATTCCAGAGACCTTTTACTCGCAACTATACTTTGCGGAAGACTTTGCATCCTTCATACAAAATCTTGGGATTGAGAAAGATGGACTTCATAAGGAAGACAAGCGCCTCGTTATTCCCTTTTATGATAAAGAAAAAAACCTTGTTGCCATACAGGGGCGAGCGCTAGGAGAATCAAAGTTAAGATATATTACTATCAAACTGCATGATGATAACCAGAAAGTCTTTGGTGCTGATAGGATAGACGAGGACAAGACGATATATGTGGTGGAAGGTCCTATTGACAGTATGTTCCTAGACAATGCTGTGGCTACTGCGGACAGTAACTTGGAATCCATCACCTCTATATACGATAAGAGTAAAGTTGTTTTGGTGTTTGATAATGAACCAAGAAATAAAGAAATAGTTAAAAAAATTGATGATGCTATAGAAAATCATTTTCATGTTGTAATTTGGCCTGAAATGATTGATTCCAAAGACATTAATGATATGGTGCTTGATGGGTTTTCACCTGACGAAATCCAAGACATTATAAGTAAATATACGTTTGTAAATTTAAGAGCCAAAGCCGAATTGGTGAATTGGAAAAAGATTTAAGTTTGTGTAGTAAAATAATAATAACGATAACACTTTAAGGCAAAAGCATGACTGACTATTTGGGCATTAAAATAGATTTGGAACGAGATAAATTATTTGATGAACTTGGAATTAAACGATTACAAGAATCATACATGAAAGAAGATGAAACTTCACCACAACATAGATTTGCATTTGTATCAAAATCATTTGGAACTAACGATGAACACGCACAAAGACTATATGAATACAGCAGTAAGCATTGGCTCTCTTATTCTACTCCCATTCTCAGTTTTGGTCGTAGTAAGCGTGGGATGCCTATATCATGTTTCCTTAATTATATTGAAGATACTGCGGAGGGATTAGTTGATAATCTATCAGAAACTAATTGGCTTTCTATGCTCGGGGGTGGTGTTGGCATTGGCTTTGGTATTCGTTCAGCAGACGATAAATCTACTGGTGTCATGCCTCACCTCAAAATCTATGACGCCAGTTCTTTGGCATACAGGCAAGGTCGCACTCGCCGGGGCAGTTATGCTGCTTACCTCGACATTTCTCATCCGGACATTATCGGGTTTTTAGAAATGCGTAAACCGACTGGTGATCCAAACCAGCGGTGTTTAAATTTACATCACGGCATCAATATTACAGATGAGTTTATGCACATCATTGAACAGTCTATGTTGGATCCTGAATTCGATGATTCATGGAATCTAGTTGATCCAGCATCAAAAGAAATCCGTGAAACTGTATCAGCAAAGATGTTATGGCAAATGATCCTTGAGTTGCGTATGCACACAGGTGAACCATATATTCATTATATTGATACAAGCAACAATCATTTACCGCAATGGTTGAAAGATAAAGGTTTGAAAGTTCATCAATCAAATCTTTGTTCTGAAATCATTTTACCAACAAACGAAGAACGAACAGCCGTATGTTGTTTATCTTCATTGAATCTGGAGACTTATGATGAATGGAAAGATAACAAACTATTTCTCAAAGATGTTGCTGAGATGCTTGATAACGTGCTTAACTTCTTCATCGATAATGCTCCTGACGCTATTGCTCGTGCTAGATACTCCGCTCAGCGAGAGCGCTCTATTGGTATTGGTGCTCTCGGGTTTCATGCTTATCTACAACGTAACGGAATTGCTTTTGAAGGTGTTATGGCCAAAGTTGCCAACAACCGCATTTTCAAATCTATTCGAGAAGGACTAAATGAAGCTAATAAACAACTTGGATTGGAAAGAGGTGAGGCTCCTGATGCGGTGGGAACTGGCAATCGTTTCAGTCATCTTATGGCTATTGCACCAAACGCATCTTCTTCAATTATTATGGGTAACACTAGCCCTAGTATTGAGCCTTACCGTGCTAATGCTTATCGACAAGATACTCTTTCGGGATCCTTCTTAAATAAGAATAAATGGTTAGATGCGGTTATTCAAAATCATTTAACCAATGAAAAACATGAAATTAATACTGATGAGTATAATGACATCTGGTCATCAATCATTGCTAATGATGGTTCAGTTCAACATCTTGATATTTTAGACCAACATGAAAAAGATGTATTCAAGACATCGATGGAAATCGACCAACGATGGGTAATTGAACTGGCTGGTGATAGACAACAATATATTGACCAAGCACAGTCATTGAATTTATTCTTTAGACCAGATGCACACATCAAATATATCCACGCCATTCACTTTATGGCATGGAAAAAAGGACTGAAAACACTTTACTACTGCCGTTCTGAAAAGATTGGTAAGGCTGATAAAGTATCTAAGAAGATTGAAAGAAATGTTATCAAAGAGTTAGATATGACACAAATTGCTCAAGGCAACGATTGTATTGCTTGCGAGGGATAAATGGCATACTCAGATAAAGTATTAGACCATTACGAAAATCCACGCAACGTTGGTAAAATGGATTCAACTGATGAAAACGTTGGCACAGGTATGGTGGGAGCACCTGCCTGTGGTGATGTAATGAAACTTCAAATCAAAGTGCAAGATGGAATAATTACTGATGCAAAATTTAAAACTTACGGGTGCGGCTCGGCTATTGCAAGTAGTTCGCTCGTCACGGAGTGGGTCAAGGGTAAAACGTTGGACCAAGCTAGACAAATTAAGAATGCTGAAATTGCAGAGGAACTCGCACTCCCGCCGGTTAAGATTCATTGTAGTATCCTTGCGGAAGACGCTATTAAAGCAGCAATAAAAGATTACGAACTTAAATGTTCATGTAAGGTATAAAATGGTTACTGTAACAGATAACGCTTTCAATAAAATTAGAGATTTAATTGTTGAAGAAAAAGATAACGATAATTTGGCATTAAGAATGTCAGTTAAAGGTGGAGGATGTTCAGGTTTTCAATATGAATTCACCTTTGATGACAAACAAGAAGAAGATGATTTTGTGATTGAAAAAGATTCCATTAAAGTGTTTGTTGATTCAATGTCAGCACAATACTTAATGGGAGCAACTTTAGATTATAAAGATGAAAAATTTAATTCACAATTTATTATAACTAATCCAGAGGTTAAATCGACCTGTGGTTGTGGTTCATCAGTAGCATTTTGAAACCTACACTTGCTTTATTTGTATGTGATCCTAAATGTTCCATACAATCAAGTAATGGTGTAATCAAAGCATTATCTTCACACTATAATTTTAAATTATTTTCAAAGAATGAAGTTGAAGATGGATTTCTTGATGGCGTAGATATGGTTGTTTTTCCTGGTGGATTTGGAAGTTCAGATTCATATGATACTATACTTAAAAATAATACAAAATTAATAACTGATTTTGTAAAAAACAGAGGCAGGTATCTTGGTATTTGTATGGGAGCATATTGGGCTGGTAAACATTACTTCAACATACTTGACAATGTGGATGCAGTTCAGTATATTAAACAACCTAATACTGATACAAAAAGGCCTCACGCCAAAGCAATCAACGTTACATGGAATGGCCAAAAAGAAAAGATGTTTTTTTATGATGGTTGTGCTTTAACAGGTGAAGAATTTAAAACAATTGCAACATACGCTAACGGAGATCCAATGGCGATAATACAAAAAAGAATTGGATTGATAGGTTGTCATCCTGAGAGTGAGAAGTTTTGGTATGATAGTTATTCTTGGATGAAACCACATTGGCATAATAATAGCCATCATAAATTATTATTAGAGTTTGTCGATGAATTAATGCAGCAATAAAGGAAAAAATGATTAAAAAAACAGAATCAAGAATGACCGATGAACGGACATATTTTAAACCTTTTAATTATCCTTGGGCTTATGATGCATGGCTCAAGCATGAGCAATCTCACTGGTTACATACTGAAGTACCAATGCTCGAGGATGTTAAGGATTGGAAAAAGAAACTTACTAAGGAAGAGAAACAATTTCTCACACACATCTTTAGATTCTTCACCCAAGGAGATATTGACGTTGCTGGCGGTTATGTTAACAATTATCTTCCTTATTTCCCCCAACCCGAAATACGAATGATGTTGTTGGGCTTTGCTGCTCGTGAAGCCTTACATATTGCTGCTTACTCACATTTGATTGAAACTCTTGGATTACCGGATACAACATACAATGAATTTATGGAGTATGCTGAAATGAAAGAGAAGCACGACTATGTGTTGAATATCTCCAGTCAAAATACTACCAAAGAAAATACAGCAACACATATTGCCGTGTTCTCTGCCTTTACTGAAGGTATGCAGTTGTTCTCATCATTCATTATGTTGTTGAATTTCCCACGCCATGGCAAGATGAAAGGTATGGGTCAGATTGTTACTTGGTCTATTGTTGATGAAACGCAACATACGGAGAATATGGTTAAATTATTCCGCACATACATAGAAGAAAATCGTGAGATTTGGAACGATGAGCTCAAAGGTAGATTATACACCATTGCTGAACGCATGGTAGAATTAGAAGATAAGTTTATTGACCTGGCATTTCAGATGGGCGCCATGGAAGATTTATCTGCTGAAGATGTTAAGAAGTATATTCGTTATATTGCCGACCGCAGATTGATTTCTTTAGGACTCAAAGGTCAGTTTAAAGTGAAACGTAATCCTTTACCATGGGTAGAGGAAATGATTAACGCACCAACTCACACAAACTTCTTTGAAAATAGAGCAACCGATTACGCTAAAGGTGCCTTGTCTGGAGATTGGGGTGATGTGTGGGCCAAATAAGGAAGTATAATGACACACAAACAATTATCAGGAGAATGTTTAAGTTGTGAATCAACTTATACTGTATCATTTATGGAAGAAATGGTCTCACAAGATTTACCTGAAATGTGTCCGTTTTGTGGTGAACAAATCGAAGAATTATCCGAGGACTATATAGAGGATGATGAAGATTTGGATACTGGAGAATGGGACTAAACTGGCAATATGATGGTAAAGATTTTACTGAAGATTTGATTGGTAATAATTACGGGTTCGTGTATCAGATAATTAATCTGACGAATGGTAGAAAATACATAGGCAAGAAATTCTTTTATTCTGCCAAAACCAAACAAGTCAAAGGTAAGAAAAAACGATATAAAGCACCAAGTGATTGGCAAACTTACTATGGAAGTAGTGCCGAATTGGTTCAAGATGTGTTATCATTAGGGAATGAAAACTTCACTAGAGAAATACTACATCTTTGCCAATCCAAAGGCGAATGTGGTTATCTTGAAGCTAAAGAACAATTTATCCGTGGTGTCATGGAATCAGATGACTACTACAACTCATGGATAATGGTACGAGTTAGAAAATCACATATCAAGGACTATAATGCTAGACTTCTTAAAATATCTGAAGGAAGAACCGTTTGACTTTTTAACCTTTTTAGAAGGTGACGAAAAAGACCAGATTACAATCATAGGACAAGAGTATGCTAATAAAGGTCTTCCAGTTGGCGGAAGCACTCTAGGTGAATCTTATCACATTGTCTTGTTCAGAGATAGTAAAGAAAAAAAAGATGAGTATGGCGACTTGGATTCGTTTGAGGCAATACTATCAGATCCATTAGAATACATTTCTGGATTAATACCATCCGGATTTTATGGTATAATTGCTAAAAGAACGACCACATCAGAAAAAATAATTAATAAACTACTTGACAATATGAAAGAATCCATGTAAAATGGAGTTTTGAAACTATTGAAAGTTTGGTATGATTCTCGTTGACTTAAATCAAGTATTACTATCTGGTCTTATGGCACAGATATCAAATCAGAAAGGTGTAAAGCTGGATGAAAATCTAGTAAGACACATGATTCTGAATATTCTGCGTATGCACATTCGAAATTTCCGTAAAGAATATGGTGATGTTGTATTGTGTTGCGATAATCGTAAGTATTGGCGTAAAGAGTATTTTCCATTCTACAAAGCTGGCCGTAAGAAAACTCGTGAAAAATCAGATTTAGATTGGCACATGATTTTCGATATGTTGGCCAAGTTCAAGGTAGAACTCAAAGAAAACTTCCCATATAAAGTAATTGATGTTGATGGAGCTGAAGC